GTTTCATATCCTCCTCAACGTATTTTATTAACCGTTTCGTCCACGGTAGGGATTCAGACAGATAAACCTCTGTCAGGGTAATCGTGGTTGAGGGAGTCGAACCCTCATAGCCATTACCACGCAAGAACAGATGCTATAGAAAGGCAGATTCACATCTGTCCCCAGCTCCCTTAGGAGCAAAGCCTACCGAGATGTGCGATATCTCTTAACAGGATTCCCCTAGTAGGCTATTTTCTAAAAAAGGAGGCGCAAAAATATGATATAATCTTCACCCAATATCCATTATGAATGTTTTTGATTACTTCGTTGTACCCATCTTTAACTCTTTTTCGCACTTTCGTATCTTCTGGCAGCAGCTGCGCTCTTCATAGCTTGCTTTCTGTCCCACTGTGCGACTTTCAATCGTTCTGCATACTCTCTTAGGTCATTCTCTTCACAAAATGCACCGTACCGCTTGTTCTGAAGCTTCAGTGTGTGAGCCTTGCGGTCTAGCATATTCTGCAATTCAAACCTTGCCTTATCATCCTTACAGTTATCAACAGCTGTCTGCAAGTTCTGTATCTTCCGCTTGGTGTCACGGATCCTACGCTCCTGCGCTCTCTGTTTCTTCTGCAATTCCTCAACCTTATGGTTGTCAGCAAAGTTAATCTTCTTGTCATCATAAGGATTATTCACTCCGTCACCACTTCCAAAAGAGTGCCGGCAGTTCCATCCGCAGAGTCCTTCACCAGTTCCGAATCCTGTGGTCTTAACAAAGTCCGGGAATCTCTTATCCTTTCCAGTACGTGAGTAGAATCGTCCTTGCCACCACAAGTGATTACCTGGATTCATTCCACCGTTGCCGGTACGCGCTCCAAGATGCGCAGACACAAGTACTGTATCCCAGTTCATTTCTTCCATTCTCTTCATGGAGATGTCGGCAGCTGCTTGTCCCACTCCTGTCCTCACGATCATCATCGTTGCTGACTCGATGCTCATTCTGTACCCGGTAGGATAGTTCACTTTGAGTCCTACTTCTGTGATATTGTTAATTACATCTCTGACCGCTTGTGTGTACGATACAGAACCAGTAGATACAAGATGGTAGGCATTGTCCATCTGATTGATGAAAGCCCTCTGTGCATCCAGTGCTGTGGTCCGTGTGAAGTTGTTCCATTCTCCGGCAGTAGCAAGGTAATCTCTCTCGAGGATCCTGAGCATGGTTGGAGATTGCATCAGTGCTGTTGGAGTGAGTCCGGCTGCAATATACACAGCATCATCCCATTTCAACGAAGTGATACCAGCATCAATGAAAGCATCCTTGATTTCTTTCTGCTGTAACTTTGTCTTGTCCGCTATTTCCTTCTGGATATCCTCTAGCAGTTCACCAGACTCTTGAAGCACTTGTATCTGCCATCGGTCTGTCTGTGTCAGCAGATAGTCCTCACCTCTGCCGAGTCTCTTCATGATTCTCTCAATGATCATGTCCATAATATTGCGATGAAGGGACGAAGATATCTCCTCCGCCCCTTCTGTTATTCTTTGTAAGTATTCAGGTGTTAGCATTATTTCTCACCGCTTCGCTTATTCCTCTGTATGACAGGTGTTTGTCAGTTTCTTGTACACATCTTCATACAACTCCTGTTTGTCACCATTGTATGTATATTCAGCATAAATACCATTTCCACTGACCGTAGTAGATACAAGACATTTATAGTTCTGCAAAGTCTTACATGACCAAACGATAAATACATTACTTAAATCAATCGGTGTTGCTTGTCTGTGCTTCTGACACCATTCGACAAGTTTCTTTTTACATACACTCTGAAAGTGATCCATTCCTGTGATAATCATGATTAAGCCTCCTACTCTGCAAACACCCAATCTTCAGCAAGCATATCTGCCTGACTTGCAAGCCATCCCATCTGTACTCCTGATGTTCCGACAAATGCAATAGCCATGTTTCCGATAGCATCATGTTCACAGTTTACAATTTCTCCATCTGCTGTTTTGTAAGAAATGCCAGTGGCAAGCTGAATGTACTGCTTCTTTCCATTCCAACCTTCACGAGCTACTTTACGTCCTTTCTTTAATTGCTTAATAGCTTCACTGAAAGAAAAAGTTGCTTCACCACCAAGTGCCGGACAGTTCGTGTCATCCGCAAAAATCCATTCATCGGAGCAAATATTGGTAAATGTGTAATCTACACACTCAGTTCTACGAACATCAATGTCCTTACCATCTTTCGTGTGCATCAAGATTGACTGTGCCGGAATACACCAGTACCAGTATCCCGCCCATGATGGAAGTTTCACCTTTGCCCCATGTTTCATTGCTTCAAATGCTTCTTTAAATGTCATCGTTCATTTCTCCTTTCAATTTAAAAAAACTGACATAGCCGGACTTGAACCGGCAACCTTCCGGTTAACGGCCGGATGCTCTGCCATTGAGCTATACGTCATTAAATCGGAACGGGAGGTATCGAACCTCCGACACGCTGGATATAAGCCAGTTGCTCTACCACTGAGCTACGTTCCGTTAGCAGGTGGACAGTAATCAAACCACCTCTGCTACGGTTCTTTTAGACAGTACAACGTAAAATTTAAAAACACTGTGACCAAAAAGGGTTTCTCACTACTCGTGCAAAAATAGGAATTATTATTTCTCTATTTTGACGGAACTCCGCAGCTAAAATCCGTCTGTTACATTTTTTCAAACACAATTAGGTCTTCACCTTATTCAATCATGGTAAAAGTCATATTCTGCCACTGTGATGATAGGTCTGAGCTTCTGAGAGCGACTCTTGGCTTCCTGTCACTGTCTAAGCACACATGAGATTGATACCCACAAATTTCACGGTTCTTTCAGAAGAATATGTTTTGCATCAATGGATTTCACGTCCACTGCAATAGCTTATCAAAAACTTGCCATACCGCTACTTTAACGAATCTCTTGTGTTATACTCCGATCTCTCAGATTCAAGGCAAATCAGCTTATTGAGAATTTCCAGTTAGTCCGTAGTCTCTCACACCACTCACATCACTGGATTATTTCTGCACCGCAGATGTCTATTAATCACTGACCACAAGGATTCTGCATTTAACTTCTCTATGATGATACACTACAAGGCATTGTTGACGGTTTCCGTCTTCACCAATGGAATCACTCCCAGTGGAAAGAATCAGCTTATCCAATATCTCGAACAAGCCTATCTCGTCACCATTGCATCTCGGCATGACTGAAAAATCACTCTTCACCGAGGTAATCATATTTGAAAATAGCCGTATAAGGAGTCGAACCTTAATCTTTCACTTGGGTAGGGGTAGAATGAACGCTTTACCGTTAAGCTATACGGCTTCCAACTACACTGTAGTAAGGAAAAATTTGTTATGAAAAAGATTTTTCTCCGAGTTCCGGAGAAAGCTACCGTTCGGATTCGAACCGAAAACCTGTTGATTAAAAGTCAACCGCTCTACCATTTGAGCTATGATAGCTTAAGCATCGAGCGTGAACCAAGAAAAAACGCTCGATGCTATATTATTTTAGGTTCCCGGGGAGATGACAAGAAACCGGGAATAGGCCTGTCCCGGTTATGCTCCGAGTCTGTGTCCTACTAAGGAACAAGCCTTAACCGCCGTCTGGCGGTTAGTAGCAATATTTATAGTGCTGTACATTGCACTGTGGGGGAGTGTAAGGCAAAGGGAATTGCCTTGATATTATAGTATCAGAGTACAAGAAAAACCTTGTACCCATAATTTACTCATCTGTGAACTTATCGAAAAGTGTTTCGCCTTTTTCACTGGCTTCTTCGACCATAGCTTTCGCATCAGCTTCAACCATTCCTTCGAATTTCACGAAGTATCTCCATGCCGGTACTTTTCCTTGCACCACATAGTTCCACCAACGTGCACGATCATCTTCAAGGTTGTACACAAGGTCTTCAAACTCACAAGCTGTCTGATATCCGGAAGCCGGAATTGTTCCGTTCGCTGTTCCAGTAGCGTAGAGAATGTATAAGATTCTGTGGATAACTCCATCATGGTTCTTTCCGTCTAAGATTGTACGGAATGACTCAATCGTGTGTAGTGTTCTTCTATCGTCTGATTCCACTTGTGTTGCTGTCTGAATTCCTCTAGTCTCGTCAAATGAGAAGTAACCATTTGAGAATCCGCACTTGTATCCGATGATGGACAGATAGAAGTTGATGGCAGCAGTTCTTTCAGCTACTAACATAGTCGGCACGTGCTCTTGAATCGTGCTGTCTGCATCAATTCCCATTTCAATTCCTCGAACGAATCTAGGAAGTTTGATTCCGTTCTGGCTTGCATACTGAATCGCTGACTGTGACACGAATGTGATGTGCTGACTATCTTCCTGTTCGTCACCCATCTTGTTCAGTGTGATGTCAAGCCATCTTAATACATTCAGCGAACACTGGCACTGTAAGAGGAGATTCCTTATCAATCGCATTCGCATAAGGATTTCTCCAATACACAAACAGCGGATACTCCAACCCTCTTACTTCTACTTCCGGGAGAATATCTTTCCACTCATCTACTTTCTCTAGGGAAATTTCAGATCCGATACGGTTCTTATCCTCACTCTTGAATGCTTTTGATGAAATCTTATAGACTCTTTCCCCATTCACATCCTCAAATCTGTGATATTCTGCTTTTGTGTAGTACCTGTTTCTTTTTTTGATGTATGAGAAGAACACTGCTGCAAGCACATCACCGTTTGTGTTGGTATCCGTGATGATGAAATAGTCAGGATCCAGGAACTCAATTCCCTGTCCATCTGACTTAATCATAATTCCGCAAGTAGAACAGCTCTCTTCCTGTTTCTCCTGTAACGCGTTCAACACTTCATCAAATTTCTTCTTGAGCGCATCGTTACCATCAATCTCAACATTGACATTGAACAGTGTAAGGTTTGCAATCTCCCGGCAAATGACATTAGAGAACCTTGTCGGTTTGATTGTTCCGTCCATGCACCATGTCGGCAGTCCTGATCTCATGCCCTTATACAAATCTAAGGCAGTCTGCATTTCAGAAGAGCGACTAGCCTCAATTCCAAATATATCTCTTACTTCGTTTACTCCAAACATTCTGTTAAATACCGCCTTAATTTTTTGTATTAGTCCCATTAGTATTTCCACCTCAACCGCCTACGCAAGAATGTGTAGACATAATATCTTGTATCGTCCATCGCATGGTCATTCTCTTTGATCACTGTATCATTGTTCTTTTCCTCATCCCAACAATAGAGTCCAAACTCATTGATACAGCTTGTGCAATCCTTGTATATCTTCAGGAGTCCTTTATTCAGCATTGTTGTGACCACTCGGATTCCGTCCAGTACATCATTGTCAGCTTTCCTCACTGTGTACTCTCCGTACTTCTTGATAACTTCAATGAAGGATGCTGCAGATGGATCTATGATGATACATGATACTTTTCTGTCTCCGATCAGTTCCTTTAGCATCTTGTAATAGGCTTCATCGTCTACACGCTTGCCGACCTCTCTACTGTTGTAATACAGTTCTGCTTCGCGCTGCGAATATTTCCCATCGAATGCCCACAGACCAGCTGAGAAAGGATTGACCGTACCGTAGTCGATTGACACAACATATTCCAGTGCACCACTCATGTGTTCATCAGTGACATGTTTTTCTTCATCGAACATCGAATAGACAAGTCCTTCAGCCACGCACCACAATCCTAAGATATACCGCTTGAAGAACACGCCTACATACATACTTCGGTATCGTTCTTTAATTTTCTCGGATAGTGATAGGTTATCGTCCATCGTGAAATGCAGATAGATGATATTCTTCTCAGCACACTTGTCTATCCAGTTGACCTTAAACCAGTGCCGAGGGTTGTCCGGGTTGCAGTTGAACCAGAACTTAGAACCGGTAACGGAGCATCGTCCTGTTGCCTGGTTGACGAATGACTCTGGCATCAGAGCAACCTCATCGAAGAACATACCGGCAAGAGTAATACCCTGAATCAAGTCCTGTGACCTTTCATCCTTGCCACCGAAGATGTAGAAGAAGTTCTGTGTATCTCCCTTGCTTACCACAATCAGATTGTCTGATCTATGGTCCACAACTTGATATCCTCGGCTTTTCAGCATCAATTTCAACCAAAACAATACGTTTCTTCGGAATGATCCGATTGTCTTTCCAGCCATACCGAAATTCTGTTGGTTGAAGCTTTCCATTGCCCACAGCACGTAGGACAGTGACATGCACAGTGTCTTACCACTTCGGATTGCTCCGTCTGCTATGATTCCATCTTTATCCTTGACCGGACTGCTCGGACACCACCATGTCAGCACCTGTTTCTGCTTTCGTGAAAAAGGCTTGAACTCAAATCCTTGTTTCTTAGCTTTCTCTTTCATAGCAGCAGCACGTTTCACGATTCCTTGCCGGACAGAAGCTAATCTTTCCTCAAAGTTATTCATCATCTGTCCACACCTCACTCGCTGTGGAATTCAGTGCATCCATGAAGTTGTCTTTTGCATCTTCATCAGATCCATTGTCTTTGAACTGTGCTTCCAGTTTTGCAAGCTCAAGGTTCATCTTCCTATCGTCAACGTTACGTTTCAGAAGTTCCTGTGCTGCTTTGGTTCGTTCAGACAATGATGCATCTAGGTCGAACTGATCTTTGATTTTCCCTCGCATGACATCAGTTAGATACTTCATGATTTCCTCAATATCTGCTATGTCTTTACTTGCAATTTGCTCCTGTCTAGCGTTGATATAGTCCAAAATATGAGGAACTTTGAGGTTATCAGCTCCAGTTCTATATGCTGTCTTTTCACTATATCCGGCATTCTTTGCTGCCTGCGTTGCGTTCCCCAGTTTCAGGTACTCATCACAGAACTTTTTCTGCTTAGGTGTTAGCTTATCCTTAGGCACATTTAACCACCGCCCTTTTCTTTACTTTCTCTTTTCTCCCTGTGTTCCATTTGACACTTAATCATCTGTAGTACATTCGTCCTTTCTGTATGTATCCCATGTCCTTGACGGAATAGTTCACACTGCAAGATGTTCCCACAGTGCGTGCATTCATCTGTTATTTCTCTGTTGGCAATCCTCATGGTTTCACCTCATCCCATATATCTTTCAGACAATTCACTATTTCAAGCTGTGATGTTGTTCTGATCAGTTCTAGATCTTTCTCTTTCCACTCTCCATGCCTGTCTCTTCCTAGTGCCGGAGTAGATAATATATAGATGTTAATGAGTCTGTTCTGTTCAGCTGAATAGAATTGTCTCTGACTGTACTTTATAATCAAGCCTGTCTGCAAGATTGCTCTTTGTAGCTTCTTGGATATTCCATTGAGATTCACCTTTCTGTCCCTCCAAAATAAAAGATTCCATGCATGATACAATGTCTCTTATACCATTGTAACTGAATGAAATTTTTTCGTTGTACCCATATTTATGAATTTTTGTACATGAAAAAGACAGCCCATTAGGACTGCCTTAATATCTTTTATTTAATTACGTAAAAATAATAATCTGTTTTCTAGGCAAAAAGGGAACCCCATTTCTAGGATTCCCTCAACAGGTGTCCGGATTGACCACCGGAGCCTCGTATTTCTACGTGTTCTCCTTCCTAAACTACTCCCTGTTATTATGATAGTACCACGCCTTTTTTACTCTATCAATCATTTTTCTTTCCTTTGGGCTCACATCATATGTTCCTTTTTCATCATGCATATATCCTTTGTGAGTATGTGGATCTTTCTTTTCGCCATTAACTTTATGTTCATGTCCGATATCAATTTGTTTAAAATGCTTATTATGTTTATCGTAATAAGTTATGCTTTTAATTTTGTCCCGAGCATTGACAGTAACATATACACGGCCATTTGTCATTGTCTCTGCTGGTGTTGTTGCTGCTCCGTTTTTATATCTGACAAATTTAATGTTTCCTGACTGATAAAGTGTTTCATATTCTGTTCCATATGGTTTATCACTCATTCCACTGGAACTACCTCTACCGCCCATTTTTCTTCCTTTCCGTCAGTGATTCTCCAAACGATTTAATCTTTACTATGTTGCCCTGGCACTCATCCGGTATCATTCCGTAAAAGATGATTGTTTCCGGCTGAAGCCTTGACATCATTTCATTGTATCCCTCAAGAAACAGTTTCTTTCTCTCTTTGCTGTTCATTACACCAACGCTGGATACTGCAACAGCTCCGCCAACCGGTTCACCATCAAAACTCCAGGAGAATGATTCCTTATCACTCCAACTGATTGTAGGTATCACATCAATCCCGTTCATCTGCATATAAGCACCAATCCAGTGCTTTCTAAAATGGTTATATAACTGTAATGTTTTAGGGAAATCTGTATACGTGCTAAAGTCAGGACTCATTACACACTTGAAGTCCTGTAACATGTTGATGTAGGTGTCAGGCTGTGTCCATAATCTTGTGAACTGGTAATCATCAATAAAGAAATGGATTCCATGATCCGCTCTATCCTTACAGCTTTTTGCATAGTTGAATGATATAAATTCACACGGATTGTATGATGTAGGTTCTATCTGTGGTATTCCATATTCGCCAACACCATCAAATAGCATCTTCTGTTGATTTTCGTAGTTCTGTGTACTTCTATACATAGAAAAATCCTCACATTCTACATAGTCTTTATAACTATTGTAGCTTATGAGGAATTT